CGTACGGGTATATTATTAGAAGTAATGATAGAGGCGCAACTTGGGTGGAAACATCAATACGTGGTTATAAGCAAAGCGGTGATCCTACTTTTTTTACACCATCTATAGAGCAGTCAAGAGACGGTAAGTATGTTATTATAATACCATCCGCGCCGTTTACCACGCCTTTAATATCGAGCGATTATGGGGTTAATTTTTCAGCTATAGGTGGTCTTTCTAATTTTTATAAAGAAGGCGCGGCTGTAGGGATGTCAGCCGGTGGAAAGTATATTTATTTAACGTATGTACCATCCGGGGCATCAGTTGTACAAGTTTATAGAAGCGATGACTACGGTCAGACTTTTTCAAATATAACAACTTCTGTAAATCTACAAGCTACAATATCTGGTTATAACGGAGTATTTAATTACAAGCCTTTAGTAAACGCAACAGGATCAAAAGTTGTTTTTGCTTTTGCAAATCGAAGTTATGGCGCAAATAACTTTGGGAACATAAGTTCAATTTCTACAGATTATGGAGTAACATATTCTAAAATTGCTCAATCAACGTACGGGTATAGACTTTATTCTAGTCCAGCCGTTTCTAGAAACGCAGCTGCTGATGGCAGTAGATATATATGGAACGCTGGGCAATCTGCAAGATATTGGAATTGGTATGACAGTTCCTTATCGGCGTCAGCACTACAAAATATTGGTAACAATGCAGATCAATCTATGACATCCGTTAGTAACTATGGAAGTTATGGTATCGCAGCGACAAAAAAGGGTATTACAACTACAACACGAGTGCATTTTAATTCATTTAGTAATACCAGTACTTATACAAATACCGGGTCTTACACCCAACACCCGCCAAATAAAATGCAATTAGCGGTAAATATTTTATAAAAAAAAAATAACAAATGCCAATAATATATAGCTATCCAAAAATAGCGAATTTAGAAACTACTGATTTATTTATAATATCAAGAACACCACAAGATCCTGATGAAATATCTAATTTTAGCGTAGATCTTCAAGATATATCTAGCTATATATTAACTCTTCTTGAGTTAGACTTTGCTGGTGATGTTGGAACTGGCGCTGTAGATTTTTCCCCACAAGAAGTTTTTAATATTATTGGTACATCAAACGAAATAGAAACAACTGCTAACGCTCAAACTTTACAGATAGGATTACCGGATAATGTAACTATAACAAACAATTTAATTGTTGGAGGTACAGGTAATTTTACTGGGCAAGTAACAATACCGCTACAACCTATAGCAGACACAGATGCTGCTTCTAAAGGTTATGTTGATACAGCTGTAACTGGTTTACTAGATTTTAAAGGTACGTTTAGAGCTGACACAGGTGAAATACTTTCAGGTGTTAACGCTGGATCTTACTTATATAACTGCCCAGGTGGCGCTGGATCTAGAGTGTCTGTATTAACTGGAGATTACTATATAGTAGCAAACGCTAGTGGAAATTTTTATTGCTCGGGCGATTTACTAAACGTCGGTGATTCTATATTTGCGGTTGCAGATGCGGCCACTGATTCTTCAACAATAAACGATTGGGGCATTGTAGAAAGCGACAACATAGAAGGTTCTGGTACTATAAATACTATACCTATTTGGACAAATACCCAAGTTCTTAGTAACAGTATCATAACACAAAGTGGAACATCTTCGATTACAATTAGTGGAAACTTATTAGTTGACAACTCACAGATAGAAGCTACAACAATGATTATTGGTAGTACAGCTGAAATAAGCGGCGTGCTAACAATGCAAGATAACATTGATATGACCAGTAGTGGTAATATTATAAATCTTTTAGATCCTGTAAATGCACAAGACGCTGCTACTAAATCTTATGTTGACGCTTTAAGTGATAAAAATTTTGTATTTACACAAGCGCTACCATCTGCAACTTGGGTAATTCAGCACAATCTAGGAAAATTTCCTTCAATAACAGTAGTAGATACGGCTAATACGGTTGTATATGGAGAATATATATTTAATTCAATAAACCAAACAACATTAAATTTTTCATTCGCTTTCGCTGGTAAAGCATATTTAAACTAAAAAAACAAAAAAACAAAAATGGCTATTCAATTTTTAAACTCAATAGATTTAAACAATATACCAGCTGAAGGGTTTGCAGTAGAAAATTTAGCTACTGATCCAAGCGTTTCACAAGAAGGTAGTATATATTACAACACTAGTACAGATAAACTAAAGGTATACACTGGAGCTGGCTGGATTGAAGTAGGAGGTGGTGTTACTGAACTTACTGTTTCAAGCGGCACTTATGTTTCACTAACAGACGCTTCAGCTGCTACAGGCAGTGTTGATCTTGGCACTGTTGATCTTAGTGCGATAGATGGAACTTCAACCACTGCAACTAGATTTTTGAGCAAAGACAACACTTGGGACGTTCCTTCTTATACAACGATAGACACTACAAACGGTACGTATATAGATTTAACACCAACTGCAGCGACAGGAGGAGCTGTAACAATAACAGCCGACATTAGCGCTATAGACGGTACGGCTGGTGCTAATGAAAGATATTTAACCAAAAATAACACCTGGGCAGAAATAGCTACAATACCTGGAACATACACGTGGACTGTAGCTGGTAATGCTGGTAGCGAAGCTGTTGTCTCTGGAGATACTATAACTTTTGCTGGAGGTCCTAACTGTACTACATCTTATTCCTCGGGTAGTAACACACTTACAATAAACTCAGATAATACTACATATGACCTATCAGTTCCAACAGGTACTACAGCTATAAGGTTGGCTGCTACTGGTCCTTCTTCTAATGATGATGTTATTATATCTGGAACAACTAACGAAGTAGATATTACTAGAATAGGAGCTCAAGAGCTTAGAGTTGGTTTAACAGATGATGTTACTATAACAGGTGAGCTAACAGTTTTAGGTACAGGTCAATCAAGTTTCGGTGGTCAAGTTACAATACCAGCAACACCAAGTGCTGGAACTGATGCTGCTTCTAAATCTTATGTCGACGCGTCAGTAGTTGGTAATCTTGTTTATCAAGGTGGTTATAACGCCGCTACCAATACACCTGATCTTGATTCTAGCCCAAGCTCTAGTATTAAAAAAGGTTGGACATATACTGTGACTGCTGACGGTGATTTCTTTACGGAACAAGTAAGAGTAGGTGATGTTCTTATAGCTGAACAAGACGCTCCAACCGCTTTAGCTGACTGGACGACTGTTCAAAACAATATAGACTTAGCTGATTTAACTACTGTTGGTATAGGTAATGTAAACGCAGGTGGCGCTATTGATGTTTCTTATGCAAGTGGTACTGCTACTGTTAGTGTTGAAGATTCAACACCTTCTAATAAAGGAGCGGTTATTGTAGCTGGTGGAACTGGTATTAACGTTGCTTACAATTCAGGCACGGCTACAGTAACAAATACAGATACAAATACTAGCAATACTTTTGCGACTACAATAACAGCAACTGGCGCAGTTACTCACAATTTTGGAACTAAAGACGTTATCGTGCAATTATATGATACAGTAACAGATGAAACTGTTTACGCTGATGTAGAAAGAAACTCAACTAATCAAGTTACAGTTACTTTCGCGGCTACACCAACAAACTCTATTAGAGTTTTGGTTCAAAAAATAGGATAACAATAAAATAAATTAAATGGCAATTAACTTTTTAAATAATGTTTCGGTTGTTGAAACCGCAGCATCATCTGATACAGATAAATTTGTAGTGCTAGATTCCGGTGTTTTAAAATACCGGACTGGCGCTCAAGTTAGATCAGATATTGGTGCAGGCACTGGAGACATTACTAGTGTAACAGCTGGTACTAATTTAAACGGAGGTGCAACATCTGGTAATGCTACTTTAAATTTAGATTCTGCTATTGAATTAACTTCTGTTCAATATGGATCAGGAGTTACTCTTTCAGAATCTTCTGACAGAGCGGACTTACTTTATATTAATAGTTCAACTTCAAGCTGGGGCGGGCTTCAAATTGGTAATACATCAAACGAGTTTATATTTTCTTTGATGGGTGATGGATCTATTGGTGGTATTTACGATGATAAAAATAATGATTGGCTTATTCAATGGACTGAAAACTCTGAAGTAAGATTATACCACAACGCGTCAGAACGATTAAATACATCTTCGAGTGGAGTTACTATAACTGGTGACTTAACGGTTACGGGCGGCGATATAGTTTTAAACGGAATTGGTAGAATACAAGGTGTAGACACGGTAAGTTCGGGTACTGATGCCGCTAACAAAACGTACGTTGATACTGCTATTGCAGGTGTACCTCAAGGTGATATAACAGCAGTAACAGCTGGAACTAATTTAACAGGTGGAGGAGCAAGTGGCGCAGTTACCTTAAATATGGCTACAGGAGGTGTAGGTTCTGGAACATATGGTTCTACAGCTAATGGTACTAAAATAGATAATATAACTGTAGATGCTTATGGTAGAGTAACCGCCATAACTACAGGAGCTACAGGTAGTGGAAACGGAACGGTAACAGGCTCAGGCACGGCTAATTACGTTTCTAAATGGACAAGTAGTTCAGCACAAGGCAACTCCACTATATATGATAATGGCAAAGTAGGTATTGGGACGCCTAATCCGTCAAATCCATTGCATATAAATAGTGCGTATCCGCAAGTTAGATTGCAATCTACGGATGATTCAACCTATACTACAATGGGTTCAGGTAGTAATTATATGGTTTGGGATATAATTAATCCAACCGGAAACACATATGAATGGCGAAGCGGTGGCGGTGCACAAATGACAATCACAACTAGCGGTAACGTAGGAATCGGGACTGCCTTTCCAGCCGCAAAGTTAGAGGTTGAAGGTGGTGATCATTTATTGCAATTAAGCACAACGTCTAGCAGCGGAAGCCCTTATATTTCATTCAACCAAGCTGGCAGCAGAAAATCTTATATTCAACATCAAGACAGTGGCGATACGTTAAAATTAAATAGTGAGTATGGTGGTATAGATTTTTACACAGGTACTACTGAAAAAATGACTATTCAATCTGACGGCGATGTAGGAATAGGGCTAACTTCTCCTAGCTCTAAACTTCACGTAAGAAAAGCCGCAGGTCCACTTAGTAGTTTTAACCCCAATACAATAGGTATTTATGAAACTAGTGGGCCAGGATATGTCAACGTAGTAACAGGGGCGACATCAACAGGTGAATTATGGTTTAGCGATAGTTCTGAAGGAAGAGGCCGTGTAAGATATAACCACTCAGATGACTCATTGCAATTTTGGGTTGCTAATGGTGAGAAATTACGTGTAGGAGTAAGCGGACAAATTGGTATTGGCGGTACTAACTATGGATCATCAGGTGATGTGCTTACTTCTAATGGTTCTGGATCTGCTCCATCTTGGCAAGCTGCTGGAGGAGGTGCTTCTGTTACATCAGGCTCGTGGACGCCGTCTGTTACGAAGTCATTCACTACCAGCGGGATTTCCCCACCTAATGCAACTCAAGGAGGGTATTATGAAAAAATTGGTGATAATGTTACAGTATCTTTCCACCTTGTTCTTAGAGCGGGTAACGCTACGACTAATTGGACTCTAACTAATATAACTAACTTGCCTTATACTGTTCAAAAAATAAACAGTGGGGTTACGGGTGGTTCAAACATCCAGTTTTTAACATACAACAGCCAGTCGGCCTATACCACTACAGATGCTGCTTTCGCGCAAGGTCAAACCACTAATGTTATTTTTACTGAAAATGGAAATCTCACTCAAACTTTTTCTTTATCAGCATTTGGGCTTGCTATTATTACAGGTGTAGTAACATATAAAGCATCTTAATTAATACATTTTAAAATAAATAATAATGACACTAGATAAAAATAAAATATTAGATAAAATAGAGATTGTAGGCGATTTTAAAATAATTCAATTACAATATACAGTAGAAATAACAGAAACCATTGACGAAGAAATTAAAATTGTATCTTCTTCAAAAGAAAGAGAAACCTACCAGCCTAATTTATCTATTAATAATCTACCTGTAGAAATTCAAGACTATGCTAACATAGCTTGGACGGATGAAGTTATTGCTGCTTATAATGAGTATATAAACTCAACAATTTAAAAAATGGCAACAACATATAATTGGAACTGTAAAACAGTGGACGTACACCCAACAGAAGCAGATCACACGGATGTAGTATACAACGTGCACTGGATAGTAACAGGAGTTTCAGATGAGCTTAATTCAGAAGGAGATCCATACCAGTCAATTATTATCGGTACACAAACTGTAGCTTTAAATCCTGAAAGTGAATTTATTCCTTTTGAAGACTTAACAAATGAAACAATTGTTGGGTGGACTAAAGAAGCTATGGGCGAAGAACAAGTAAGTTCTATAGAAGCCGGTATACAGCAGGCTATTGATTTAGAAATAAATCCTACTTCTGTAACCATGACAATAGCAGATTAAGTAAAAATCACTAAAACCAAGTGAGTATATAGAATATACCCGGCCAGGGAAATGGCAAACCAAATAGTAATTTAAAACCAAAACCAATGACACTATTTTACCAGACTCAATCGTGGAGTAGTCAACCACAAATAAGTGAAGAAACCATCAACCTTTGGAAGCATGTATCTGAAAAGAAACATTGGCGTATAGTCCAGCTACCAAACGGTTTCTACCAAACAGAATACCTAGATCCAAAAAAAGAAGATTCTTGGATCGACGTAACGAGACGCGAAACCCTCGAAGGAGCTGAGCAAGCAATAGACGCATCAATAGCGCACTATGAAAAAAAGCTTGGTTACTTACGCGGACCACAAGTCGTTAAAACCTTTGAATAAAATTATACAATACAATTAAATTAAATTAAATTATGACTGACAAAATTGTCAAAAATCTTAACTTTGGCCAAGACGCTAAGGATAAGGTGTTTAAAGGTATAGATAAATTAACAAAGGCTGTTAGCTCCACACTTGGGGCTAGCGGCCAATGTGTAATACTAGAAGATGATCAGGGTAAACCTGTTATTACAAAAGATGGTGTAACTGTAGCAAACGCTATTACACTATTAGACCCAGTAGAAAATATGGGTGCTACGCTTCTAAAGGAAGCTGCTAGAAAAACTGTTCAAGAAGCTGGCGATGGAACAACAACGGCTACAGTACTAGCGCACTCAATTTTAACTGAAGCGTATAAAAATATCGATAAAGATAATATACGTAATATTAAAAACGGCATAACAAGTGCTGTTGATAAAGTAATTGATTACTTAGAAAAAAAGGTTATTGCAGTAGAAGGTAGTATGCTAGATGATGTAGCTGCTATTAGTTGTAACAACGATGCTGAGCTTGGCAAAATAATCGGTGATGCTTTTAAAGCTGCTGGTGAAAACGGTGTTGTTATAATGGAACCTACAACAGAAGACAAGACAGAGTTTGAACTCGTCGATGGTGTGCAGTACGAAAAAGGTTTAACAAACTCTCACTTTGTAACAAGCAAAGAAAAACGTATAGCGGAGCTTGATAACCCACTTGTATTACTAATCGAGTCACCTATAGAATCTGTACGCAAGATTCAGTCGGTACTTGAATACGTAATTAAAAATAAAAAGCCTTTACTTATTATTGGTGATTTAGAAACCGAAGTGTTAGCTACGCTAGCAATGAATAAGGTTAAAGGTAATATAAAAGTAAATGTAGTAAACGCACCTACATATGGTATAAACAAAAAAGACACAATGTCTGATTTAGCTATGCTAACCGGTGCTACTGTTATCAATGAAGATCTTGGTGATGACTTAGACGTTATAAACCCAGACTTCCTAGGATCATGTTTTAAGAGTACAACTAGTGATACAGATACAATACTTCAAGTAGATACTTCTACTGACGAGATAAAGCGTTTAATTGATTCAGTTAAAAAACTAATATCCAAAGCTAAAGCTCCCGGTGAAATTATAAGACTTGAAAAAAGATTAGCTAGACTATCAGCGAAAGTTGCAGTTGTAAAAATAGGGGCTAACTCAGAGATAGAGTTAAAAGAAAAATCAGATAGAGTCGAAGATGCTATCTGTGCTACTAAAGCCGCGGTAAAAGAAGGTATAGTATCTGGAGGTGGTATAGCTCTTCGCGATGCATCTAATAAAACCAAAGGTAAAACCGTTGGTGAAAAGATATTGCTAGAAGCTATTAAAGCTCCGTTTAAAACTATACTAAATAACGCTGGACTAGAAGAGGTTGGTACGCCCGAAGAAGGTATGGGTGTTAATGTAGTTACAGGTGAAACTGTTCATATGGTTGATACAGGGATTATAGATCCTTTACTTGTAACTAAAAGCGCACTCAAACACGCGGCTTCAGTGGCTACCACTATATTGTCTACAGATTGTGTAATCAATAATTTAAGAGTTGGAGATGAAAGCAGTAGGTAGAAATATAGTAATAAAAAAGAAAAAAGAAGACACCGTCAAAAAAACCGACGGTGGTCTTATGTTAACTGGTAAACAAAGAGTTGATATTCGTTATAAAGAAGCGACTATACTTCATTGTGGTGACGATGTTAAAGGTGTAGAAGAAGGTCAAACGATATTCTATGATAAAAACGCTGGCCACAGACTTGAAGTAGACAAGCAAGTTTTTTATGTTATACGAGATGTAGACGTTGTAGTTGTGCTATGAGAATAGATGCTAGTGACATTAGGGATTTAAATCTTCTTAAACACTATCGTATAATACGTAAGTGGGCTTGTAAAAATAATGATTTAAACGATGCAGAGCTAGAGCTTTTAATATATTTAGACTGCATGGATATGTTTACTAGAAAAGATTTTGAAGACGGTACATATTCTTTTAGTTGGGATAATCGTAGATGGAACAAGCTTTTACAAAATGATTGGATTACGCTTTGGCGAAGAAACAATAGAACTACACAGAAGTATAATATATATAAAGTTTCTTTTAAAGGCAAACAACTAATATCAAGAGTATACAAAATAATGCTTGGTGAAGAGGATATACCCACTAGTACTAGGCGCAACAGTATAATGAAAGGCAAAAGCTATAGCGATAAAGTTTATTCATTTGCTATTAACAATGTTAATAAAGATAAAGAAAGATAATTATGTCTAAAAAAGGAATGAAGTACGACTATAAAAAAGCGCACGATAAAAATTTACCAATGTCCGAGAGATTTCACTACTTAGAAAATGCTAGGCATGACCAAGACGCTGGCTCACCAGCTACGTTTATGGGAGGTATTGCTGGGGCTGCAGCTAGAGGTCTAAGCACAGGCGCTAACCCTGGTATCATGACTCAAAGATACGGTATATTTGGTAAACCTGCAGCACCTACAGCACCTACAGTTGATATGTCCGCAGGACCAACCCAAGCTCAACAAGCTGCCGCGGCTAGTGTTGCTGCTGGAGGAACTATGGCTACTCCAGATCAGAACCCTATGACTGGTGGCGCTATGAATCAAGCAAACCCTTTTGAAGGTAAAACATTTCAAATTACTCCAGCTAATATGATGGGCAATGCTAAGCCTGTGTTTAACGAACAAACTCAAGGCATGGCACAGACTGCTTTTGGATCTGGTTTAGAACGACAAATGTCTATGCCTAACTCAGGATCTGTTACGCAGATGAAATCTCCTTTAGAAGGAAACGCTTTTATTGGTGCTAAAATGGCTGCTGAAAAAGCTGGTGAGTCTACTTTTGAAGTTGATGGAAAAACATTTAATGTAAAATAAATAATTATGGATCACAATATAAGTAAATTACTAGGCAAACCTACACTAGAAGGTCAAGTAGGTGAGTCGCATGTTTGGGACGGACCACTAGATACTAGCGGTTTTCCAATGGGTAAAGGCAGTAGCTCTGGTATTACAGGTATGCAGGTTAAAAAATATCCTTGCAAATCGTATAGCCTACAAGGGCCAATAACCCAACGGGCTAAAGGATTTTAAGATGAGTCTTAACGATTTAAAATTATACGCTATTAATACAACCACGCTTGGTGTAACTACATTTGCACAAATAGAAATGAGTTTAAAAGTATTACTTTTGATAGTAACTATTGGTTACACCTTGTCTAAATGGATTCAGCTTAAAAAGAAAAAATAATGTTTAAGTATTTTACTTACGAAGAGTTCGATTCTCCTGACGTACAAGGTAGCGGGCAGATGATGAGTAAAAAGCTTATAAGCATATTAGATAGTGTAAGAGAAGAACTAGGTACGCCTTTACGTATAACATCTGGTTACCGAACGCCTTCACATAACGAAGCTGTAGGTGGAACAAGTAAGTCATCTCATTTAAAAGGACTTGCTGTAGATATAGCTTGCAGCAAAAGTAAAGAACGTTTCTCTTTAATTAGAGAATTATTAGAACACGGTGTAGATCGTATAGGTATTGGTGATACTTTTATTCACGCTGATATAGACGATGATAAATCACCTAATGTAATTTGGACATATGGCAACTGATAAGAAAACACTTAAGTGTAATAAACCTCGGCGTACGCCAGATCATAAAACTAAATCACATATTGTAAAAGCTTGCAGTGGCGGTTTAGAAAAAATTATACGATTTGGTCAACAAGGTGTTAGCACAGCTGGTAAAAAAACAGATGCTAAGTCTAAAGCGCGTAGAGCTAGTTTTAAAGCTCGTCACGCTAAGAACATTAAAAAAGGAAAAATGTCTGCCGCGTACTGGGCTGACAAAGTTAAATGGTAATGAAATCAAGAGGACTAGGAGACGACATAGCAAAATTTACTAAAGCTACTGGTATAAAAACTATAGTAGATAAAGTTTCAGAAGGTTTGAATATTCCTTGTGGTTGTTCTGCTAGACAAGCTTGGTTTAACGACAAAGTACCTTACAACAAATAATATGGCTTTTAAATTAACACCACCATTTTCAATAGACAATACTCCTATATACAGTGTAGATATGGAGGACGGTGTGTTAGGTAAAGCTAATAATAACGGTACGATTATTATAAATAAAGATGTATCACCCAATAAAATGCAAGAGGTTATTGATCACGAAATGATACATATAGACCAAATGCGTAGAGGTGATTTAGATTATGATAATAAAAACGTATATTGGAAAGGTAGGATAATACCTCGCTCGAGTATTAAAGAAGGAGCTAAAAACTTACCATGGGAAAAAGAAGCTTATAATAAAACAAAATAAAACAAATGTCAGATTTAAAAAAAGCACAACAGCTTAGAGCTAAAAAAGAAATGGTTCGGCAAAAACAACAAGCTGCTATAGAAAAAAGAGATATGAGAGCAAACGCTACTCGTTCTGAAAATATAGCACGGAGAAAAAATGCGGCGGCAAAAGTAGGTAAAACATTTTCTTACAAAGATACGGTAACGCCAAGCGTTGAAAGCGGTCCGTTAAACTATGGATCACCAATGAAAAAATCATCGTGTATTAAAATGTACGATAGCAAAGGAAAACCTGCTGGTCTCATGGCTGAAGGATCTATGGCTTACATGGAATCTATAAGTCAAGAAAAAAGTAACTTAATGCAAGATATGCCAATTGATAATAGAGGTATTAGTCAAATGTCTCCGTATAAAATGGATCACGGATCTCCTGCTAAAGAAACTGATCCAGATCCAAAAAAGAAAAAACAAAAAGAATCTACTCTTAGCGATAAAGACAAGTATATAGATAGAAAGTTAAATGAACTAGCAAAAACAAAACCTGATATGCCACCTTTAGAGAGACTTAAATATGCTAAGAACTCTTATGAAATGCTTCCTAAAAAAACAAAATAATTAATGAAAAAAATTCTTCAATTTATAACTGGAGGTCTCATAAAAGATATAGGTCAAGTAATAGATGATCTAGTAACTACAGATGAAGAAAGACTTGCGGCTAAACAAAAAGTTGAAGAACTGCTAGAGCAAGCAGATAAAGACGCTCAAGACCAGGTAACAGCGAGATGGGAGTCGGATATGAAGTCTGATTCCTTCTTGTCTAAGAATATAAGACCGATGGTTCTTATATACCTTACCTTTATATTTTCTGTATTAGCATTTTTTGATGGTAACATAGGAGAGTTTTCAATAGCAGAGGATTATATACCTATATTCCAGTCGCTATTAATAACTGTGTATGGCGCTTATTTTGTGGGTCGTACGTGGGAAAAAGGTAAAAAAATAAGTAATAATAAGTAAAGTTAAATAACTTAAATTAAATTAAATGTCAAATTCAATTACAGCTGAAGAGCTTAAAACTATTAAAGAACAACAATCACAACTAAGTACTATTGTAAATCAGATAGGTCAGTTAGAAGCAAACAAACACTCGCTGCTTCATAAGATCGCTGGTATCAATGAGGGTATTGAAGATACTAAAAAACAACTAGAAGAAACATACGGGGCTATTAATATTAATTTAGAAGATGGCACATACACTGAAATCGAAAAAGAAGACGAAGGTGAACTAGCTGTAGTTAAGTCAGAAGACTAATGAGTACTGTTATAAGAAAAATCAGTATTGGTTCTGATTACAAAAATGATGCGATGCATTATGCTGTTGGCCAGCAAGTATATGGCGGACACGAGATATCGCATATTTTGTTTGAAGATAAAGATGCTTCTTATAACATATTTATAAAGAAAAACAACGAGGTATTGCCATGGAAGAAGTTTAATTCTAACATGGCGGTATCTGTTGAATATGATTTAGAATATTAATGAGAAGTGTTTTTGATTTTATAGTCACGCCTGTTGAAAGTAGGTATGACAATGAAGTTGATATAAATGGTAATAAACTTATAGTTAATTCTAGTATAGAAAACTTTAAGTTAATAAGTAGAAAAGCTATAGTTATTTCTACACCATCAGCTTATTCAACACCAATAGAAGAAGGTGACGAGGTTATAATACATCACAACGTATTTAGAAGATATTATAACCAAAAAGGTAAAGAGGTTGATAGTAGCAAAACACTAAACGATAATCAATACCTATGCCAATTAGATCAAATATATCTTTACAAAAATATATATCAGTGGAAACCTTTAGGTGAACATTGTTTTATAATGCCAATAAAAAATACAGACGACTGGTCACAAGAACCAGAGGTAAAAAATAAAGGTATAGTAAAAATAGGTAATAAAACCTTAAAAACTTTAGGTATAAACGAAGGTGATCTTGTTGGGTTTAAATCTAATAGAGAGTTTGAGTTTGTTGTTAACAAACAAAGACTATACTGTATGCAATCAAATGATATTTTAGTTAAGTATGAGTTCAAAGGAAACGAAGAAGAATATAATCCAAGCTGGGCGAAGAGCAGTTGAGGAATTAATAAAGGTAGCTAAAGAACCTATAGTTGATTCAGATGATGATATATCTGCTGATAGACTTAAGAACGCAGCTGCTACAAAAAAGCTAGCTATATTCGACGCTTTCGAAATACTTAACCGTATCGAAGAAGAGGAAAACATGCTTGAAGATAAATCAAGTAATAACAAACAAAAATCTTTTCAAGGTTTTGCAGAAGGTAGATCTAAGTAATGTACGAACAAAATTTATTTACTGTACTTACAGATCATATAAAACCTCATGTGCTTAAGAAAAATAACAAAAGCAAAAAGTGGGAGTATGGTTATAACAAAGAGTATGATATAGTTGTTATAAGTAAAACTGGTCAAATAGGTGAGGTATACGAAATACAAAACCTTAAAATAGGTTTACCGCCTTTTAAAGGTAAACTAAATAAGGATAAAGACAAATGGTCTAGAGAAGAATATCCTAAAGAATTAAATAAAATAAAAAGTGTATTTGAGTGGAATAAATACCCAGAGCACTTCAAAGAAAGATGGTATGGGTATATTGACGAAGAGTTTAAACGGCGTGACGAAGGTTATTGGTTCAACAATAAAGACGTTGCTACTTATCTTACTGGCACTCACTACATGTACTTGCAGTGGTCTAAAATTGACGTTGGGGCAGCAGACTTTAGGGAGTCAAACAGATTATTCTTTATATTCTGGGAAGCTTGTAAAGCAGACCAAAGATGTTATGGGATGTGCTACCTTAAAAACAGAAGGTCTGGTTTTTCATTCATGGCATCGGGTGAAACAGTCAACCTCGCTACGATATCAAGCGATGCAAGATTTGGTATATTATCAAAGTCAGGGGGTGATGCTAAAAAAATGTTCACCGACAAAGTCGTACCGATCTCTATCAACTATCCGTTCTTCTTTCGACCCATACAAGACGGTATGGACCGACCAAAAACGGAACTTGCTTATAGAGTCCCCGCGTCGAAGCTTACCAGACGTAAGCTTGATCAAGGTGAAACCGCAGAAGAAGTTGTAGGACTTGATACAACTATTGACTGGAAAAATACAGGTGACAACAGTTATGATGGTGAAAAACTAAAACTGTTAGTACACGATGAATCAGGTAAATGGGAAAGACCTGATAACATATTAAACAACTGGAGGGTTACAAAAACCACACTGCGATTAGGTAGTAGAGTTGTAGGTAAATGTATGATGGGTTCAACATCAAACGCTTTGGATAAAGGCGGTGAGAATTTTAAGAAATTATATTATGCATCAGATGTTACACAAAGAAACCGCAATGGACAGACTAGCTCAGGATTATATTCTTTGTTTATACCTATGGAGTGGAATTACGAAGGATTCATTGATGCTTATGGACACCCTGTCTTTGATACGCCGGCAAAACCAGTTGAAGGTGCAGACGGAATTAAAATTGAAGTAGGTGTTATAAGTCATTGGGAAAATGAAGTAGATGGTCTTAAGAATGACCAGGACAGCTTAAATGAATACTATAGACAGTTTCCACGTACAGAGAAACACGCGTTCAGAGATGAAGCTAAATTATCTTTGTTTAATTTAACTAAGATATACGAGCAAATAGATTATAACGAAGACATGAGGAATAAAACCTTAGTAACGAAAGGTAATTTCCAATGGACTGGGGGAGTAAAAGATACAACAGTTAATTTTATACCAGAAAATAATGGTAGGTTTTTAGTATCTTGGATTCCACCTGCAATATTACAAAATCGTGTAATAATAAAAAATGGAGTTAAACATCCAGGTAACGAGCATATTGGTGCTTTTGGATGTGACTCATATGATATATCAGGTACAGTAGATAAGCGAGGTTCTAAAGGATCTTTGCATGGACTTACGAAGTTTAGCATGGAAGAAGCTCCTTTTAATATGTTCTTTTTAGAATATATATCAAGACCTCCAACAGCTGAAATATTCTTTGAAGATGTGCTTATGGCTTTACATTTTTATGGTATGCCTATACTAGCAGAGAATAACAAGCCAAGGCTATTGTATTATTTAAAAAGAAGAGGTTATAGAAACTTCTCTATAAATAGACCTGACAAAACATTTAACAAGCTTTCAGTTGCAGAAAGAGAAATAGGTGGTATACCTAACTCTAGCGAGGATATTAAACAAGCGCATGCCGCTGCTATAGAATCTTATATAGAAGATCATGTAGGTTTAAAAGAAACTGAGTATGGTCAAATGTATTTTCAACGTACACTTGAAGACTGGGCTAAGTTTAACATAAACAATAGAACAAAGTTTGACGCGACGATAAGTTCTGGTTTAGCTATAATGGCTTGCAACAAAAACAAATACTCACCAGTGGCTGAAATAAAAAAAGAGCCAGTTAGTATTAATTTTACAAAATACGATAACACAGGTTATTCTTCAAAAATAATAAAATAAATGGTTTATACTAATGTTAATAGTTCTTTTCCAAGTCAGGTAGTACCAGACGCAGAGAAAAATACTTATGATTACGGCTTAGCTGTAGGTAGAGCTATTGAAAACGAATGGTTTAGAGGTGACAAGGGTTTAGGAGCTGGTGGTCGTTTTGGTAACAATTGGCAAGATTTTCATAGATTAAGATTGTACGCTAGAGGCGAACAGTCAGTCGCTAAATACAAAGATGAATTATCTATTAACGGTGATTTATCTTATTTAAATTTAGACTGGAAACCAGTAGCTGTTTTATCTAAGTTTGTAGATATTGTTGTTAACGGTATGACTGATAAGGGTTATGAAATAAAATCATTTGCATCTGATCCTTACGCTATTAAAAAAAGAACTAATTTTGCTAATAGAGCTTTAAGAGATATTAGGCAAAAAGAAAAAATAGAAGAACTAGGTGGTTTACTAGGTAGAGATCTTAGTGCTAGCGATGACGTTTCTAAACTACCTGATAATGTTGAAGAGCTTGATTTGTATCTTCAGTTAAATTATAAACAAAGTATAGAAATAGCGGAAGAGGAAGCTATTAATAACGTTTTAGATTATAACAAGTACGAAGAAGTTAAAAAGCGTTTAGCTTACGATCTAGTTGTTTTAGGTATATCTGCTGTTAAAACAAATTTTAATTTAGCAAATGGTATTACTGTTGAGTATGTAGATCCTGCTAATTTAGTTTATTCATATACTGAAGATCCTAACTTTGAAGATATATATTACGTTGGTGAAGTTAAAAGTATTAGCTTAGAAGAAATTAAAAAACAGTTTCCTTATTTAACAGATTCAGAATTAGAGGAAATACAAAAATATCCTGGTAACTCTAACTATACTAGAAATTATTACGGTCAAGATGATCAATATAATAAAGTACAGGTTTTATTTTTTGAATATAAAACGTATCAAAATCAAGTTTTTAAAATAAAACAAACAGAGCAAGGTCTTGAAAAAGCTTTAGAAAAACCAGATACTTTTGAACCGCCTGAAAATGATAACTTTGAAAGAGTACATCGGGCTATAGAAGTTTTGTATAGTGGGGCTAAAATACTAGGCCATGAAAAAATGCTTCAGTGGGAGTTATCTGAAAATATGACTAGACCTTTTAGCGATCAAACTAAAGTTGAAATGAATTATTCTATAAGTTCACCTAGAATGTACAAAGGTAGAATAGATAGTTTAGTTTCTAAATGTATAGGGTTTGCTGATATGATACAGTTAACACATTTAAAAATACAGCAGGTGCTAGCGCGTATGGTACCCGATGGTGTTTTTGTAGATGTAGATGGCTTAGCAGAAGTTGATCTTGGTAATGGTACTAATTATAACCCGCAAGAAGCATTAAACATGTATTTCCAAACTGGTAGTATTGTGGGTAGAAGTTTAACTCAAGATGGTGATCCAAATAGAGGTAAAGTACCAATACAAGAACTTCAGACATCTTCTGGTATACAAAAAATACAATCGTTAGTGCAAACGTATCAGTATTATTTACAAATGATACGTGATGTAACCGGGCTTAACGAAGCTAGAGATGGTAGTAAACCTGATAAAGATTCATTGGTTGGTTTACAAAAGTTAGCGGCGGCTGCTTCTAATACAGCTACAAAACATATACTTCAGTCACTTATGTATTTAACAATACGTGCTTCTGAAAACATAAGTCTTAGGTTAGCTGATATGATGGCTTTTCCTCTTACTAAAAACGCTTTGTTGAAATCTATAAACAGTTTTAATGTAGCTACTTTAGAGGAAATTGAAAACCTATCCATGCATGAGTTTGGTATATTTTTAGAATTAGAACCTGAAGAAGAGGAAAAAAATAAACTAGAACAAAATATACAGATAGCTTTGCAAAATCAATCAATAGAATTATCTGACGCTATTGATATTAGAGAAATACAAAATTTAAAACTAGCTAATCAATTTTTAAAGTATAGGCAAAAAATAAGAGATCAAGAAAAACAAAGAGCTAATATAATGAATATACAAGCTCAAGCGCAAGCAAACTCACAGTCAGCTGAAAAAGCTGCCATGGCTGAAGTTCAAAAGCAACAAGCTTTAACTGAAAGCAAATTACAACTTGAACAAGGTAAGTCTCAATTTGATATACAAAAAATGGAAATGGAAGCTCAAATAAAGCGGCAGCTAATGGAGCAAAAGTTTCAATACGACATGCAGTTAGCTAGATTAGACGTAGAAGCTCAAAAAGAAAAAGAAGATAAAATAGAAGATCGTAAAGACGAACGTGCTAGAATTATAGGTACGCAACAATCCGAAATGATTTCGCAGCGTCAAAACGATGAACTACCTAAAAACTTTGAGTCATCTGGATTTGACTCACTAGGAGGATTTGGACTTGAACAGTTTGAACCTCGTTGAAAATAAAATCCTTTAATTTTATACTATTATATTATGTCAACAGAAGTAAAACAAGAAGGAGAATTTAAAATGAAGACTCCTACTAAACCTAAAAACTTAGGTAAAAAAAACGAAGTAACTAAAATTGAAATACCTAAAGAAGGTATTGAATCTCAAGGAGAGGTAATTCCTGAGGTTACTAAAGTAGAAATAAAAAACGAAGATGCCGTTCAAACACAAGAGACAGATGATAGCGATGCTATTATCGAAGAGTCCAAAGACAGTGGCAACAGCGAAGAAGTGGTTGAAGAAGTACGGACCGCCGACGAAGGAGTAGAATCTCCTTTAACTGTAGTTGAAGATACTGAAGAAGAGCAAGAAGTTGTTAAAGAACAAATACAACAACCAGTTGTAGAGCAAAAACAACTGCCAGAAAATATTGACAAGCTAGTTACTTTTATGGAAGAAACTGGTGGAACTGTAGAAGACTATGTTAGGCTTAATGCAGATTATACCAATGTTGATAATAAAACTTTAATTAGTGAATATTATAAACAAACTAAACCACATTTAGATTCTGAAGATGTAAGTCTTTTATTAGAAGACTTTGATTACGACGAAGATATAGATGAACCAAAAGAAATACGCAAAAAGAAAATTGCGTTCAAAGAGGAGGCTGCAAAAGCTAAAGACTTTCTTGAAGGCTTAAAAGGTAAATATTACGACGAGATCAAGTTGAGACCGGGCGTAACCCAAGAGCAACAAAAAGCATTAGACTTTTTCAACCGATACAATGAAGAACAACAAGCTAATTTAGCTAAGCATGAGGTTTTTAAACAAAAAACTGAACAGTTATTAAACGATGATTTCAAAGGTTTTGATTTCAATGTAAGTAACAAAAAGTTTAGATATGGTGTTAAAAATCCATCACAGGTAGTAGAGCAACAATCTGATATTTCAAATTTTATTAAGACGTTCTTAAATGACAAAGGAGAAATACAAGATGCTAAAGGCTACCACAAAGCTTTATATGCTGCGCGAAACGCTGATACTATAGCTCAACATTTTTATGAGCAAGGAAAAGCTGACGCTGTTAAAGATGTTATGGCTAAATCGAAAAACATTTCGACTGAGCCTCGTCAAACAGCTTCTGGCGAAGTATTTGTTAATGGGATTAAAGTTAAAGCAATGAGCGGTGTTGATTCTTCAAAATTGAAAATCAAAAAAGTAACAATAAAAAAATAAAAATAAATAATTATGGCTTTAAGTCCTTTATTTGGGAGTATAGTCCCAAGTCAACAACAACAATTGCTAGACACAAACTTCCTGTCTTTTAACGGAGGTACGGGTGCTGGTGATTCCGATACATTTGCACAACAGTATCTACCTGAAATTTATGAAGCAGAAGTAGAGCGCTACGGAAATCGTACGCTTTCTGGATTCTTACGCATGGTAGGAGCTGAAATGCCAATGACTTCTGATCAAATTATCTGGTCTGAACAAAACCGCTTGCACATTGCTTATGACGGTTGTACTAACACTTCTGCTACAAATACTATTGGTATTCCTATAGCTGCAGATGTTAAAAACGTAATTTCTGTAAACCAAACAGTTGTATTATTAGACGCAACTGGTAACGAGTTAAAAGCTGTAGTAACTGCTTCAAACTTAGCGACTGGCAATGTAGTTGTCGCTCCTTTTGGCGCTACAGATACTAGCTCACTTGCTGCTACTGGTATTAAAATGTTTGTGTTTGGTTCTGAATATAAAAAAGGTTCTTCTACACCTAATCACTCTGCAACACAAGCCGATGGTTATGTAAGTATTGATCCTTCTTTTACTCAATTCTCTAATTCACCGATTATTATCCGTAATAAATACGTAGTATCTGGTTCTGACACAGCTCAGATTGGTTGGGTAGAAGTTGCAACTGAAGATGGAACTGGAGGTTACCTATGGTATTTAAAAGCTGAGTCTGAAACTCGTCTACGTTTCGAAGATTATCTTGAAATGAGTGTAGTTGAAGGTGAAAAAGCTGATCCTACGGTCAATGGTGGTGCGGGAGATGCTGCTACTATTGCCGGTTATAAAGGTACAGAAGGTTTATTTGCTGCTGTTCAAGGTCGTGGTAACGTAGAAGCTG